ATTTTGTATAGATGATCTTCAAACTGCTCGATCTTTTCGATTCGATTCGGCCAGTATATGTATTCCTTCTCGGGATTCTTGCGTAGTTGATTCAGCAGCGGGGTGATCGCGTTGTAAAGATTATTGACACGATCCTCAAGAGAAGATGCTTCCTCGGCGGTTGCCGTGAGTTTCTGCACTGACTCGAGTTCGTTCTCGTCAACGGCAGTAAAGCCAAAATCAAACAGATCATTCCCTGACATGATTATACACCCTCACAGAAGGCTGAGATTTTGAGTTCGTAATCATCACCATCAATGTTGGCCTTAAACGTCCGTTCATCATCTCCATCGAAGTCGTCTTTGTATCGCTCATGCACGACGTCACAGACCGACACGTATGTCATGTCGCCGATGTCATAAGAGGAACACGTCGCTTGTCCAGTTGAACATGCGATGATTGCAGTGAGAAAAAGTTCTATAGTCATATTATTACACCTACTGGATGGCCATTGTCATATCGTACCAGAAGTCCTGTTTACCCCCACCATCAAGGCGTTTAATCTCCAGAAACATCTCGATGCCGCCATCTGTGAATGGGAAGTTTTTCATTTCCGGCGTAAGGTCTGCCGAGGATTTGCCTACGAGTGTGCGGCTATGCACCGCAGTGTCGGAAGTAATTGCGTTAGGATCACCGTCCACATCATCAAGTTGCACATATTGGATACCGGTGGTCCCTAAATCTTCCCAGACATACGAATCCTGCAATGTTGGATTCATATGCCACCTATACCCAACAGTAACACTCAACCCTCCGTTCAGAGTAACCTGAAAACTTACAAGATTAAAAAGGGTTTCAGATCCCGGCTTTACGCGAATTCCAAATACCGGAACATAATCGTCCTGTATCGCAAATCCAGTGTGGAAGTTAATGTCAAAATTGTTCAGTGTAGCAAATTGTGTAGGAAACTCGGGAGACGAAGAAGAGAACGAAACCGGCAGTGGATTGGATGATTCCACAACAAGACCGTCTTTTGTCGCAAGCATTTGCGTTTCAAAAACGGTTGTGCCGCTTGGCAAGTATTCGTTTTTGTCTGCTCTGTACTGTGCCATATAAATGTACCATGGACTGAGTATATGCATGGTGGGCCCGCTAGGATTTGAACCTAGAACCAAAGCCTTATGAGGGCTCTGCTCTGACCAGTTGAGCTACAGGCCCTCCACGGTACTATTTATACTTTATAGGTAACCTCAAAATCCCCGTTGCCAAGTTGGTGAATCCCCCAGCCCTCGACGGCATGATAGGTGTCGATACTCTCATCGCCACCTCCTAGATACGCGTGAGCAGCATCGTAATCTGCTGCAAGACTAGGAGTCATAGAACCCTCGTAAATCGAACGAATGTGCTCTAATTCTTCTTCTCTCCGCCGCGCAACTTGCTTGGTTTCTTCGACGTCTGCATCGAGTGACCGTGAATCGAACACCCCAGAGAGAACACCGGCCTTGGCGATCGCATAAATCTCGGCGGCCGAAAGCGCAACCCGTTTGTTCTCCTGCAACGTCGAATCGTACATATCGAAGTAAAAAAACTCACCATAATAATCTTCGGCAAACCGAAGCGATCCGTGCCCAGTCGCTAACTCACCGGTGTGGGCATCTTCGCGATGCTTATCATACATACCCTAATTCTCCTTACTCGTCTTTTACAAACGCGCCACCGGGGACCATCCGACCCTTTCGGTCTTTGATCTCATCGTACGCAGCCGCAAGTGCACAGTCAATAGTAAACCCAGACATCCGGGCATAGTTGATCAGGCACACGATAATATCGCCGACGGCATCGATCTTTTCTGGCTCGCCGCCCTTGACTTCGGCGTCGGCCAGTTCACCCATCTCGGACATCGCCTTGAGGAGCTGTGCAGTGTGGGTTGAGTGCTCGTAAATCCCGCGCTCCTGAGCCCACATGGCAATCAGTCGCTCCAGTTCGTTCATATCAGGTTCTTCATTCATATGCGGTCATTTTCCTCTAGGTTTGCTAGATTGGTTTTCAAATTGGCCCGATATCTTGTCTAAGGCACCTTTTCCGGTCTCGGTCCAAGACCCTATCCGCTCTTGTGTTTTTGCGTTGTAGAACACAACCGAGGCAGCACCCTCGTCGCTCCAAATTTCTGCCCTTACCCCTTGTTTAGACTGTTTGATGTCGTATCTCTTGAGACTCAACTTAAAGTTCCTCTCTCACCCCCGACCATAGGGTCGATTTTACAGGACTGAGGGCGGGCTGTCAACTACCCAGAGACTATAAATAGAAACATGCTACAAGAACAAATCGCCAATTGGATCACCCCATTCGTGTCCGGGGCCGTCGCCCTGATCGCTTCTTTGTGGTTGAAGGACACTGGTGGAAAAATTGTCAAGGGGATGGCCTTTAAATTCAACGGGCAATTCCAAGAAGGCGATGAAGTGATCCTAGACGGTGAGCGAGCAATTATCGTCAAAATCGGATTCTCGCAGACTGTGTTCGGTATCTATCGCACGAATGCCAACTCGATGAAGATCAATCACTATTGGCGGTACGTGCCAAACGAACGCATCGCATATTTGCACATCGAAAAGATTGTATCAGACAATGAAGACATTGAAGGACATAACTGATGCCATATGATAAGAATGTTGATTTTACTGAGAATCGGACGTCAACGCTTTTAGACAACACTACATTTGCATCTCCGGCAGGATTTCGGCTGGTGATCGACTCGCTGAAATACCCGAATGCTCAGTTCAATATCCAGACTGCGTCAATTCCCGAAATTTCTGTCACTGCGACGACATTTGCTACTCCGCAACGCACAATTGAGATCCCCGGGGACACAGTACAATACGACAATTTTGACACCACATTCTTGGTCGATGAAGATCTCGTGAATTACACGGAGATTCATGATTGGATTCTGGGGATGGCGATCGAGCCCGATACCCCGAATATTAACAAGACTCGGGATATGTCGCTCTTGACACTCGATTCACACAATAATATCTCTCGAGAGATCAAATTCATTGATGCATACCCGACTAGTCTATCGACACTCGAATTTGACGCCAAGGTCACGGACATCGAATATCTTGTCGCGTCAGTGACATTCAACTACTCATACTTCAAGGTGCAATAATCATGCTCGAGCAGGATCTACAAGTACTACTCGCCACTACATTCGGAATGGCCGTCAAGGCACAACGCTATCACTGGAACGTGGTCGATCCCCGATTCTCGCAGCTCCACGATTTCTATGAAGAGATCTATGATGATCTGTATGAACACGTTGACATCATCGCAGAAACCATTCGCACACTCGGTGCATACCCAATCGGATCACTAGCCGAATTCACTGAGCTGTCACAGATCGCCGAAGAAGACGAGGTCATCACGGACGGGCATTCACAGCTAGCGGAGCTCGATCGCGCAAATCAGGTGACAATCCGGATCATCAAGATCGCAATGACCGCGGCCGACGATGAGGACGCAGAAGATGTCGAGGATTTGCTGGTCAATCGACTCCGGGCTCATAAAAAGCACGGCTGGATGATCAAAGCTCACATGGCCGCATGAGTGCAAGGCAAAATCAATGAAGACTTTCAAAGAATACGAAACAACAATCAATGAACTGTTCGACCGCCCTGCTAGGTGGAAAATCACTCGCGAAAGAGACGATGAACTGACATATAGATCAACTATCGATGGCAAGTCGCTATTGGTTGTGTTTAACACTTTTAGTGATGACAATTGGGAAACATCATTTGTTGTCGACGGAAAGTTCAAGACAACTGGTGGTGGCGACGAAATAACCGTATTTTCAACAGTCTTGGACATCATGGCTGACTTCATCAATCGGGTGGCTCCGGGGTCAATTAGTTTTACAGCATTCAAAGATGGCAGCTCTGATTCAAGGTCAAAGCTATATGATAGGCTCATTAAACGATTCGCATCAAAACATGGATACAGAATGACTGATAAAGATGAGGTTGGTGGTAGATATATCGACTACGAATTAACTCGCAAAAGGTAATATAAATACTAACACATGATGAACACAATGAGGATATTGTTATGGCCCTGCGAATTGAAGACATCCTCGAGATGTGGAAGAACGACTCTGAGATCGACGAGCTAAACCTCGATGGGGCATCGCAGCAGTCAGCTCGGCTCCACGCCAAGTACTTGGAGATGCTCTCGGTCACCCGTCTAAAGCTCAAGCAAAAAGACATGGAGTTCAAAGTCTTGCTCCGTGACAAGTGGCTTTGGTACAACGGGAAGATGTCGAAAGAGGAAATCGACGATCGAGGATGGAGCTATGACCCGCTCGGTGGGCTCAAAGTCCTGAAGGGGGATATGAACTACTTCTACGATTCCGATCCCGACATTCAAGCCGCGCAAGGAAAGATTGAGTATCTCAAAGAGGTGGTATCGACCCTCGAAGAGATCATGACCAACATCCGCTGGCGCCACCAGAATATTAAGAATATGATTGAACACCGGAAGTTCACCTCCGGTATCTAATACCCATGAGTGCAGAAAAGATTTACGTCCGGAAGAAAAATCACGCGTACCTGCAGATCGAATGCGAGGATCGCGGGACGCTGATTGAGCTGTCTGAGTATTTCACATTCTTCGTTCCCAACTACCAACATATGCCGGCATACAAAAATCGGGTCTGGGATGGGAAGATTCGGCTGTTCAATAATCGGACACAAGAGCTTTATGCCGGATTGTACGATCAGCTCCTCGAATTCGCGAGCGCCGAGGGCCGTGGATACGAGATCGTCGACCAAGACTCGGAGGATTACGGTTCCCCTGTTCTAAACTCATCGGGTCATTCGCTCGGTCAAGCGCCCAGCATGGATCTCCCGGTCGAGCCGCGAGATTACCAGATCGATGCCGTGAACCATGGGCTCGACAAAAAGCGAGCTCTCCTAATCTCACCAACCGCATCCGGGAAATCGCTGATCATCTACATGTTGATCCGTTGGTTCCTACATAACCGGGATTCACGTGCTCTGATCCTGGTGCCTACCACATCGCTCGTGCAGCAGATGCTTGGTGACTTCACTGATTATTCGGCTAGTGATACCCAATTTGACCCGGATACGATGTGTCATACAATCTCTGCAGGAAAAGACAAGCAACCCCCGGATGATGCCCGGGTCGTGATCTCAACGTGGCAGTCGGTGTACAAGATGCCAAAAGAGTATTTCGGGCAGTTCGGTTGTGTGATTGGAGACGAGGCTCATAATTTCAAGGCCAAATCCCTGACTTCGATCCTGACCAAAATGACCGAGGCTGAATTCCGGTTTGGTACCACAGGTACCTTGGATGACACGATGACCCATAGGCTCGTGCTCGAGGGCCTCTTTGGGCCGGCGAAGTTCGTCACTACGACTCGTGAGCTCATGGATCAGGGGAATCTGGCAACACTCGAGATCAATGTCCTGCTCGCGAAATATCCAGAATCGGTGCGCAAGGGGCTCAAGGATGCGAAGTATCAAAGTGAAATCGAGCATATCGTCAAATACGAGCCGCGGAATCGATTCATATCGAATCTGGCACTTGATCTGACAGGGAATACGCTGATCCTTTTCCAATTCGTCAACAAGCACGGGAAGGTGCTCGATGCGATGATCCGCGAGCGGGCCCCCGAATCGCGCAAAGTATTCTTTGTATCCGGGGAAACTGATGCCGATACCCGCGAGGACGTACGCCGGATCACCGAGTCTGAAAGCGACGCGATCATTGTTGCATCCGTTGGAGTGTTCTCGACTGGGATAAATATTAAAAACATGCACAACATCATCTTCGCTTCCCCGTCGAAATCACAGATCCGGGTGCTCCAGTCAATCGGCCGTGGACTCAGGAAAGCGGATGACGGCCGAGACACCCGGTTGTTCGACATCGCGGATGATTTGCACTGGGGTAAGCGAAAGAATTATGCACTCAAGCATTCTGGTGAGCGAATCCGAATCTACTCGAAAGAGAAATTCAAATACAACATCCATGAGGTTGAATTGAAATAATGAGTGATCATGATGAAATTAACGGTCTCAACATCCGGCACTTCAAGCTCTCTTCTGGCGAAGAGATAGTAGCTATTGTACTAGACACATCAGAAGCTACTGATTCACAGCTCGATGAATCCATCATCAGTGTTCAGCGTCCTATGCAAATCGAAGTAAGAACTCGTGGTGATTCGATCGCGTTTTTGTTCCACGAGTGGCAGCCGATGGCAAAATCACAGGTTTGCATGATCAATCCTTACCACGTGATTTCTCATGTAGAGTGTATGGATCAGATCAAAGAGCAGTATCTCAAAATCGCTGCTTTCTCCGCCGATGATCCTGTTGAATATGACCCCAGTGCTTTCTATGACGAGGATGCGGAGGATGAACTCAACATCACTTTTGAATCCACTTCTAATCCCGGTAATACGTACCATTAATCCCCATATAGGGCTTTCCCGCGTAAAGTTACTTTAAGTTTCCCTTAAGGGATTTTTTCTCCCCCGGCGGGGTTGTTTCATTTTACCAGAAATCAATGAAAGCGTCAAGTACTAATTGTATACAGAACTAAACGGTG